GCGCGTATTTCTCAATGATGTCATTTTCGGCTTAATCATCATCGGTTACCTCATGGCAACCATCGTCTACATTGCCGTGACGCACGAGAGGAAAAAGCAGCGTGACAACTAGACCCGATCCAGGTGACGCGGCATACGTCGCCTGGCAGCTCACCAAAGATGGCGAGCGCATGAAACAATACGGCCATCCTTGGAATGACTACACCATGGTGCGTCGACTGTTCAGCACGTTGACGAACTACAAGCACAACCTGACTGTGCAAGAGGCTGCGCTGTTTATGGTGTGCGTCAAATTGGCCAGGCTGATGAAATCGCTCGACGTGGAAAAGATGCACGAGGACTCACTGATTGACGCCATCGGCTACCTGAATTGCCTGCACATGATCGACGCCAAAGACCAGCTCAAAGATGCGCCCAAGCACATCATCGGAGACATGGTCGTGGAATGGGAACGATGACCAGCCCACAGAAACGCAAAGGTCACGCAGCCGAACTGGCAGTCGTCAAATGGCTACGCGCACACGGCATCATGGCCGACCGTATCCAAGCAGGCACACACGCCGACAAAGGCGACGTGACCGGATGGCCTGGCGTCGTCATCGAGGTCAAAGACCGCAAAGCACACTCATGGCACGGCTACTTTGAGCAGCTTCGCACACAAGTCGTCAACGCCAACGCCTACACAGGCGTCATCATCGCCAAGCGCCCTGGGCTAACCGACGTAGGCGAATGGATGGCAGTCATGCCGGTCAAAGAATGGTTCGAACTAATGCAACTACTGGAGGACACAAACAAATGAGCTTCAACCTTGACAACTACGTAGACGTACCAACACGCCTACGCATGGCGCTCGAAAAGTACCCCGATCTGCGGATTCAGGAAACACAGCCCACATTTCGTGAGGTCAACACCAAGCTCTACATCGAAATTTGCTGCACCGTCTGGCGCGACAAAGACGACCCAAAGCCGGTCATCGCATTCTGTTGGGAGCCTTTCCCTGGGCAGACTCCGTACACTCGTGATTCCGAGCAAATGAATGCCAGCACATCGGCCCTCGGCCGCGCTTTAGGCATGATGGGCTTCGGCATCGAGCACAAGATGGCCAGCAAACAAGAAGTGCTCGCACGTCAACAGGAAGTGCCAACCGTGACCGAAGTACCAGCCGTGTATGACAACGGCGACCCGGTGCCTGATCCGTTCACCGACAAGCAGCAGACAACCAACGTGGTGCAATTCAAGAACCCCAAAGGCAAAGCCTCCGATAAACAGATTGGCATGATTCGAGCCCTGGCACGAGGCAAAGGCTTCGGCGCAGGCAAACCCACGCTCGATGGCATCGCCGCCATCATCGGCCGAGAAATCAAGCTGTATGACGAACTGACCAAAGCTGATGCATCAAAGGTGATTGACGCATGGAAATAATTAATCTGGTTTTGCACGCAATTGTGATGATTGGCAGTCTGTTGCTGATGTGGAGTAAAAGTTGAAATGAATGAAACCACATTGACAACCACGCAACACATTGGCGATGACGTTTATCTGCACAGAATTACCAATCACACAAAACACGAGTCAGGTGGTTTCATTTGCGAAGTGAAACTGGTATTGCAAATTGATGATTGGCGGTATGAATTGCGCACTGATTGCAGTCGCAATCAAGCCATCGCCGAAGCTTGGCAGACGTATTGGGAAACGGTTTGGAAGACCGTCGCACTCGACTAGTTATACACAACTTCAGTAGCCAGTAACACTGGGCGTCACGGCCGCGCGACCGTGTGTGGGTGCAAATCCTCGGTGACTCATCATCATCAGTTAGCCCATCAGAAGGGCGTGTCAGCCCATGCAAACAGATCCATTGCGTGGCAAGTGTGAACCGTGCTTAACCAACGGTCGGGTGGTCGCCCGGGGGAATTCTGCCCTGAGAGGGTAAGACGTGAGCAACACATACCACAGACATACCAAACACAAACCGAGTAGCCTGACGCACAGTGAGATTCGATGATGCGCGCCGATAGCAACCGAGCGCAGCGAGGGCGCTAGGCCAAGCGAAGCGCGGCAGCAAAACCCCATGCCCTCTAAGAACAGACGCCCTCGACAAACAGGCGAGTACCACAAAAACAGGCGTACCATCCTGGCCGACAAACCCCGGTGCCACTGGTGCAAGAAACGACAGGCAACCGAGGCAGATCACCTGATTGAGATTGACAGAGGTGGCAGCAACGCGCTTGAGAATCTCGTGCCTGCGTGTAAGCAATGCAATGGAAGGCGAGGCGCCAACTACAAAGCAGCAAAGCAACGCGCCAAGATGGCAGCTCGACCAGGCGCAAAGCCGGCTGCACGTCGACAGCGACAAAAGCCGAAACGCAATCAGAATTTTTTGGATCAACATCAGCAACTGCCCCCGCGCCCATCATTCTCTTTATCCAAAGGGAAAGCCCTGGAACGGAAAGGGAAAGGTCATGACCAACCGCGAATTGAAACGATTGTGCAGGATGCGGCCGGCTCGTATGGGCCAAATGTTGCAGAGTGGGCTCGGAGGATTCTCGGTGTGGAGCTCATGCCCTGGCAACGTCATGTGCTCGATGGTCAGCTCAGCGTTGACGCAGACGGTCGATGGTGCAACCCTCTGTCACTTGTTAGCGTTGCGCGACAGAACGGCAAAACCGTTGCGCTCAAAGCGTTGCTCGGATGGTGGTTGACGGAATACAGCTTGGAGGCTGGGCCGCAAACGATTCTGTCGACTGCGCACCGGCTTGATCTGGCGACTGCGCTGTTTCAGGATTTGGCGCCGACCCTTGAAGCCAAGTTTGATGTCAAAGCGACGTGGGCTTACGGCCGTAACAGCATCAAGATTGGTGACAGCATTTGGCACGTCAAAGCGGCCAGGCCATCAAGCGGTCACGGTATGTCTGTTGACCTGATCATTGCCGACGAAGTGTTCGGCATCGATTCAGAAACACTTGACATTGGTTTGTTGCCGACGCAGCGTGCTCGGCCTAATCCGTTGTGCTCGATGTGGTCTACGGCCGGTACGGAGGACAGCATTGCGATGATGCGTTGGCGTGAGCAAGGCATTCGCGCGATTGATGAGCACAAAGCCACTGGCATTTACCTAGCTGAATACTCGCCGCCACCTGACGCCGACCCCATGTCGCCCGGTGCTTGGGAGTACGCCAACCCAGCGCTCGGCCACACGCTCGACATTCGCACCATTGAGCAAGAGGCCAAGTCACCGAACCGTGCAGGCTTTCTGCGGTCTAGCGTGAACCTATGGGTGCAATCAGAGCTTTCGTGGCTTGCGCCAGGCAAGTGGGAAGGCTGCGTCACCAAGCTGCCTCCGCTGCCTGGTGGCGTGCTCGCAGTCGAGGTAGCAGTCGACGATGGCCGGTACGTGGCGGTTCGTTGCAACGGCAACAGTGCTGGGATGCTGACTGCGACTGTCGCATTTATGTGCGAAACCGTGACGCAAGTTTGGGATAACATCCGTCAACAGATTGCGTCGAATCCTGGGCTGACTGTCGCCATCACTCCGACGCTTGACACGAATTGCCCGACTGATCTACAGCGTCGCCGCGTGCTAGTCGGCTACCAGGAGATTTGCCGCCACACGTCAATGGTGCGCTCGCTTATCAATGAGGGCCGTGTTGCGCATACTGGTGAAACGATGCTGGCTGAGCACGTCGGCCGCGCTGTCGCAGTCAAGACGCCTGGCGCTATCGCGTTGAGCTCAACCAAATCATCTGGCCCTATCGAGTTAGCCCGGTGTCTGGTGTGGGCTGTCGGTATGTGTGGCAAGCCGCGACCGATGGTGAATCGACCTGTGATTGCATCGAGCGCCTAGACTGACTGCACGATGGCTGTTTTCTCGCTCAAACGCGCAACCCCTAACGCCCCTAAAGCCCAGATCGCCGCAGCTGGCGCCGCAGGCAATCCATTGGTGGGCAACTTCATGACCTACACGACCGATTTCAATCGGTCGGCTGCCATTCAAATACCAACAATTAGCCGCGCGCGCGATCTCATCTGCTCAATGGTCGGCTGTCTTGAAATTCATCAATACGCAAAGCAATGGATGGATGACGACTACGAAGAAATTGATTTGCCCGACGACACGTGGTTCCACCAGCCAGACCCCAACGTGACACGCAATTTCATCATGAGCTGGACAACCGACGACCTGCTGTTCTACGGCCGCGCTTTCTGGATTGTCACCAGCCGATTTGGCAACGGCTTCCCGGCAACGTTCACGTGGATACCGGCCGCTGATGTGCAAACGCGCGATCAGGCTGGCCCACAATGGTTCGGCCCAAGCAAAGAGGTCTATTTCAACGGCTACAGGCTTGATCCAAACGACGTCGTGCAATTCCTCAGCCCAATTCAAGGCCTTTTGACGATGGGCGCACGCTCAATCCGCACAAACATCAACCTTGACACCAGCGCCGAGCGTTTCGCCAAGAATCAGACGCCAGCCGGTGTGCTCAAACAGACCGAAGGCGAGCCGTTGAGCGCCGAGGAGCTCAGCGAATTGGCGGCAGGCTTCGCCGCGGCACGCAACAACAATGCCATCGCCGCTTTGAACCAGTACGTCGACTGGAAAGAGTCGTACATGGATCCGAGCAAACTTCAGTTGACCGAGGCACGCACCTATCAGGCGCTTGAAATGGCACGCATCGCAAACATTCCGCCATACCTTGTCGGCGCACCGACCGGCTCAGGCATGACATACCAAAACGCGCAACAGGCACGTCAAGATTTGTACCTGTTCGGCGCCAAGCCATTCATTGACTGCATTGAGCAGACGCTCAGCATGAATAACGTGACGCCACGCGGTCGCTACATTTATCTCGACGTAGAGTCATACTTGGAGGAAGCACAGATGGAGCCCGACCAGGACAACGCTGCACCTGGTCGGGCACCTACCAACGAAACCGAGGATGACAATGATTCGACTGACAGCTGACGACACATTCGTACTCGCCGAAGATGGCGAATCGCCACGCACCATTTCAGGCATCGCCGTGCCTTGGGGCGTTGAGGCCACTGTTTCGGATGGCACTCGCGTGCGTTTTGAGCGCGGCAGCCTTCCGATCAGCGGCAAGAAGCCCAAGCTGCTCAAATACCACGACTCAACCCAGCCTGTCGGTGTTGTCACCGGCAGAGTCGATAGTGAAAAAGGCATGGTTTTTACGGCGCGAATCAGCGCCACCAGCGAAGGCAACGACATGCTCGAGCTCATCAAAGATGAAGCCGTAGATGCTGTCTCCGTTGGCGTAGACGTCATTGACGCCCGGTACGACGACAACGGCACCATGGTCATCTCAAAGGCCGACTGGGTCGAATTGAGCCTTGTAACGCAACCAGCATTCAAGGGTGCTACCATTACAGATGTTGCAGCGACCGAACCACAGCGAGAGGAATCACAACCAATGTCAGAGAAGGTCGAAGCAACCCAGGTCGCCGCTGAGGCGCCAGCCCCTGCTCCCCAGTTGATCTGGGCCGAAGCTAAGAAAGAATTCAAATTGCCAACGGCTGCCGAATACATCAGCAAGGTACTTGCTGGTGGCCCTGCTGCTCAGCAGTTCCTCGCAAACCTCCGCGCCGCTGCTCCTGACGTAATCACGACTGACACGCCTGGCATCTTGCCAGAGCCGATTGTCGGCCCGGTCTACAACAACTTCCGCGGTTTGCGCCCGGTCGTTGACGCTGTTGGCGTTAAGGCCATGCCCGGTGGCGGCAAAGTGTTCCGTCGCCCCGAAGTGACGACCCACACGACCATCGGCGCCAGCAACGGCGAAAACCAGCCGCTTGATGCCGGCACGTTCGTCGTCTCCAACAACAACGTGACCAAGGGCGTCTACGGCGGTTACGTCAAGCTGTCGGAAGAAGATCTCGACTGGACTGAGCCGGAAGTGCTCGCGCTCCTCGTCGATGACATGGCGCGCATTTACGCCAACGAAACCGACAACGTGGCCGCAGACAACCTCGTCACCGGTGCGACGACTGGCGGCAACTTCACGTCAGCCAACTACCAAGACCCGGCCTACTGGGTCGAGCGCATCTACACCGCCGCGCAGGCCATCCTCAGCAACAGCAACGGCAACCTGCCGACGCACCTGTTCGTTTCGCCGAACGTGTGGTCGATGATGGGTCAGCTCAGCGACACCGCTGACCGCCCACTGTTCCCGCAGGTCGGCCCGATGAACGCATTCGGATCGGTCACGCCCGGCTCGGCTTCGGCCACCGCTTTCGGCCTCACAGTCGTCGTTGACCGCAACTTCGCGGTGGACACGCTCATTGTGGGTCACCCGACCGGCTACGAAATCTTTGAACAACAGAAGGGCGCCATCCAAGTCGAGGCGACCGATGGCTCGCTGTCGCGCATCATCAAGTTCCGCGGCTACTTCGCCACCTTGATGATTGACGCCAGCAAGTTCTACAAGTTCACCTGGGTCTGACCCTAAAAAGTTCCTTCCTCCAGGGACACTGAACGGTGGCGACGTACACGATCACCCATAAACAGGTGGTCTCCAACGTTGCCATCGTTCAGTTGCTGGAGCCAATGGAATTTGAAGTCGGCCAAAGCATCACGATTGCTGGTGTTGGCGCCGGGTGGAATGCCACCCACAAAATCCTTGCTTTGCCCGAGTATTACTTCACTGGCGTCAGCGAGCAAGGCGACTACCAGTACGACACAAACCGCATCATCCCTAACCAGGTGCTATTTGCGCTCACCACAGCCGATCTGGAGCGCGCTGCGGCCACCGGCACAGCGACCTATTCGGTTACGTGCACATGGATTGTCTTGGCTGATTTAGAGGACTACCTCGGCTTTACATTTACCAATCCGAGCGCTGACCTTGACGTTGCCAACATGGCGCTTGCGGCCGCCAATGCTTTCTGCTTCCGTCGACGCCAAGAAGCCGGCTACTGGGATTCGCCCAGCACCGTGCCCGATGGTGCAGCTCGATTGGGCACCGTGCAATACGCCGCCATCCTGTATCGCGAGCGCGGCAGCACCGAAGCGTTCGCCAGCTTCGATCCGTTGGCTACAGGTGGCCCGGTCACAGGCAATTACGGTCAGATACTTCGCTTGCTCGGAGTCGGTAAGCCGCAGGTGGCCTAATGCCTGACACGCTGTTCAAAGAGGGCTATGACC